ATCATTTTTAGACAAATCAGATGAATAATCTTTGGTTAAAAAGAAATTAATATCACCTGCTTCAATTTGTTGTTTATAAGGAGTATATACATATTTAACCCAAATCTTAACTAACAATTTAGGATTAGCTTTTCTAATAGTAAGAAGAGCATTTTTAGCTGTTAAAATATCAACATCATCTGGAAAAACGCTTTGAATATCATTGACAAATTCAGCAAAATGGTCGTTAAAAACTGTAACAAAATTAGTAGCCATGTTTCTATTTTAAATGTGTGGTTTTCTTTAAATGATATTTTACACAAATTATTATTTAAAAAGCCATATCAAAATCTAGTAGTTTCTCTATATATTTAACTGTTTCATTGTATCCTCCAATAAAGGTATTGTTATCAAAAACAATAGGAAATATTTTGTATTCTTTACCGATTAATTGTTGTATAAATAATAAAAATTCTTCTTTATTTTCTAAAATAAATTCATCACAATCTATTACTTTAAAAGCTAAATGTTTGTCTTTTAATAAAGTTTTAATCTTTGTACAATTGATACAACCACTTTTACTATAAACAGTAATTTGTCCTTCCGGAATAGGAAATTTCATAATATAAAATTATTATATTATTTTAAAATTGTTTTATAAATATTTATTTAAAAGTAATATTTGCTAATTCTTCTTCTCTTCGTCTTTGTAATGATTCTACACTCATTTCACCTTCCTTAAGTTTATCAGTTTTATAATCAAAATCATCTGATGGAAGTTTCATAGATAAATTCATAGAATCATTCAATGTAACATAATTATGTATCTGTCTTAATCCACCATCACCTTTAACACTTAATTCGGAATCAGTTTGATCCAGAAAACTAAAATTGTCAGATATTATTCCTCCTCCACTAAATCCTCCAAATGAACCAAACCCATCCTGAAAATTAATAGGTTCCATATTATTTTTTGTAGCCTGTTTAACCTCTTGCGTTACTTGAGGCTTTAAATGTTTGTATATGTCATCACCATAAATAACTTTATAGTTTTGATTTAATAATAATAAAGCAGGAACTCGTGTAACATTATCTGGCATAATTAATTTCTGGCCAGTTTGTAATACTATAAAAATCTTACCATTTGAATCTTTAACACGTTTATCAATGCATACAAAATGAATATTATTAACATTTTGTGTCTTACTAACAGTTTGTAATAATTTTTTAGAAGGTTCACAAAAATTGCTATAGTATAAAATAGAGCTCATTAATTTACCTTAAGTTTTTTCCTATAAGTTTTTAACTAATTAAGATAAATTAAAAAATTGAAATATATTTTATACAATATTAAATATATAATTATATATAGATAGAATGGCGTCAATTTCAAAGATTGTAAATTTAAAGGAAGAAGACGGAAGAATGACTTTCACTATTAATAATATAGATGTTAGTTATATTAATGCTATAAGAAGAACAATATTATCAGATATCCCAATAGTTGTTTTTAAAACAACACCTTATGAAGAAAATAATGCAACAATAAGCATTAATACTTCTCGTCTAAATAATGAAATTATAAAACAACGTTTAAGTTGTATTCCAATTCATATGGATTATTTTACAAGTTTACAAGATATGGATAAAAGTTTAATTGATAATTATGTTCTTGAGTTAGATGTTGAGAATAAAACTGATACAACAATAATTGTTACTACTAAAGATTTTAAAATTCTAAATACACAAACAAACAAGTATTTAGAAGATGGAGAAGTAAAGAAAATATTTCCTCCATTTATACCTCCTAATGGAAGTGGAGAATATTTTATTGACTTTCTTCGTCTAAGACCAAAGATTTCAGATGAAATTCCTGGTGAAAGAATTAAATTGACATGTAAGTTATCTATAGGTTCAGCGCGCGATGATAGCATGTTTAACGTTACAGGAACTTGTTCTTATGGATTTACTCCTGATTTTGAGAAAATGGAAGAGCAATTAGAAATTCGTAAACAAAAATGGAAAGATGAAGGAAAAAAAGAAAATGAAATTAAATTTGAAGCAGCAAATTGGAAACTTTTGGAGGGCATGAGATATGTAATAAAAAATAGTTTTGATTTTGTAATTGAAAGCGTTGGTATTTATAGTAATGAAAAAATAATTATTGAATCCTGTAAAATTTTACAAAGAAAATTAAATGACTTAAAACAGTTGATTGAAACTGACGAAATAGAAATTAAACGTTCAGATAATACATTAGAAAATTGTTATGATATAATATTAGTAAATGAAGACTATACAATTGGAAATATATTAAATTTTGAATTATATAAAATCTATTATACAAATCCATCGCTAAAACAAATAAATTATGTTGGGTTTAAAAAGGTTCATCCGCATGATAGTGATAGTATAATAAGAATATCATTAGAAGACCCAACAAAGGGAATTCCAAGTATTAAGACATTGTTAAATACAGTAATAAATGAAGCAAATAGAAAAATAAAGGGTGTTCAAGGTTGCTTTGATGGTTCAAGAACTAATTGTTAGTATTATAAATAGAAATAATATATTATTTTAGGACTTAAATGTCTTTAAATAGGTTTAAATATATATATATTTTTTTGGACTTAAATGTCTTTAAATAGGTTTAAATATATATATTTTTTTGGACTTAAATGTCTTTAAATAGGTTTAAATATATATATTTTTGATTAAATATATATATATTTCCTGTACACTTATTATGATTGAGCCTTAATCGTATCTACAAGTCTTTTTCTCATACTGAAATTTAAACAATACATTAAAAGCGATGGATGTAAATTATTCACATATTTTATAACTTCTGTATTAGTTACATATAATCCATTTGGCCTTAAATTATTAATAAAATGTTCATGAATTTTAAACATATGTGTTCTATATTGGTCAGAATATTCTCTTAAAGCTTTCTCCTTCTTTACATAACAAGAAATATAATTCTTATGGAGATTATCTGTAAACATATGAACTTGGTCTCTAAACTTTGACATATCCTCTTTTGTCTCAGGATAATACTTTAAAAATTCTGGTAATTTACCTGAATGTCTTAAACATAAATATTGGTATTGAAGTTTTGGCTGATTTCCTCTCAAATTTCTTACTTCTTCATATATTGGATTTCTAAATTTTGTTCTCTCTCCTGTTTGTGTGTTTCTTACAACAATGCCCATTACATTATATGGAGTATTTCTAGAAGCAAACTTATCAATCAATTCAGCATACGTTTTAAATTGAGAATCAAATGTATCTGGAAATTTTACTCCGGTCAAATGCCAAAGAGCACCAGCTTTTACATCTGATAAATTTTGTTCAATCACAATTACATTAGTATCATTTTGAATAATCTCATAAACAGCCACTAAATATAATTGAGGATTCTTGAAAGGAACAACAATTCTATTTGCAGGATGTTGTAGAACAAAACTATAACAATATCTTGGATTCAATGTTTGAATATTAAAATTATTGCTAATACATGCTTCCAAAAACATCTGATTAAATGTCATATTTGATTGTTTATAAAATGACACATCAGCACCTACTGTATTACGTGTAGCAATTTGCCAACAACCACTTGCCCCATATGTAGGGTCAAAAAATACATTTATCATTGTTCCTTCAATAAATTCTTCGGCAGTAATATTTTCACTCTTTGTAGGATATTTTAACATGAATTGTTCCCCTGATAATGACTTTGGAGGTGCAAAAGATACAACTCTTTGTCCAGACAAAATAACAGAACGCAATAATCCATATGAACTGATTAGGTCAGGACGAAGAAAATCTTTACTATATCTAACAATATTATATTTTTCATTTGCTTTAGTAGAATAATGTTTCACTGTATAATATTTTTCAAATTCTGAAGATATTTCTTCAGTTTTAATTAAATTTTCAAAACCAGGAATGGTTGATAGATTGTATGTAATTTGGATATTCATAATTACTATATAATTATAAATAGTCTTTAAACTATTTAATTATATTCTTTATTTAAGCAAACCTTAGAAACATAAACCAATAAATATAATTGTAATTTGTTATTAAATTATTCAAAATATTATTTTGAGATTTAATGATTTATAAAAATTTCTACATTAAATATAAGATGTCAGAACAAATTGTAAAAGAAGAACTAGACAAAATACAGGAAGACATTGAGCATCCAAATCTTGTAAAAGATGGTTTAGAAGAAGCCGAGGATAATAATGTCGCTCCAGATTTATCCGAAGAACCACCAAACACTGATGAACCAGAGTTAACAGAAATAAATGAGAAACCTACAGCTGAAATTTTATTAAAATTGGGCGATATTATATTAATTTCTGACCCTACAAATGAAATACTTAATGATAATGTGTTTTTAATTGAATATATTGACCCAACGAAAATTAAATTAATAAATAGTGAAACATTTGAAAAAACTATTTTACAAATATCGCCTGATGGAATGATTGGTGATGGAAATATTCAATCTATTAAAGTAATTAGTAGTAATCCTGAAAACGGTTATGCTAGACAAAATAGTTTATTACCAGGTACATGGATTAATATTTATTTTGGTGGAGAAATTCCAACTGTAATTACAGGCAAAATTACAAATCTTGAAGAAGATATGATTGAGGTTAGAACAACAGATAATGATACCATATTTATTAATTTTGCATATCAAGGTATTCCAGAAGATTTACCAATTGAAACTTTTGAAATTAGACCTGCCATCGTTGAAAAAGAAATTAAGGAACCATCAGCAGATGAATTAGTTGAAAGAGGAGAACAAGAACAATTAGAGGAAATTGTTGATGAAATTCCTAAAACTGTTGTAAAAGAAAAGATACAACGAATGTTTTTTGATATGGATGATATTGAATTTGGTGATGTAATACAAGTTGAAGAATTTATTGCAGTGGATAAAGATAAGTATAGATACAATATTGAGACTCAAACAAGTGATTTATTAGAAGAGATGATTTCAACCATTCCAAACCATAAACGAACTAACACAGTATTAAATAGTATTCATATAATGATTACTCGTTTTTTACAATTACGTGAAAATTCCTCAATATTTGATAAAAATAAAAATATTATAGGCGTAATTAAACGCGATTCAGATGATAGACCTTTAGCAGAATATTTAGCCGAGTTTAAAAATACATTGTATTGGATAATGATGGTTGCAAAAAATGTTAAAAAAATATATCCAACAACAAAAAATGCTGAGTATAAAATATATGATGATTACGAAACTATAAATCTTAATGATGACCTAAAAGAAATATCATCACTGTATTTAGTAAGAAATAGAACTAACAGAAATGTAAAAGACAAATATACAAATTTTACATATGGTTCTTTTGATAAATACATGACGCCATTTTATTCGGTAAATCCTGATGCAGTTAATGATGTATTTAGTGAACCTAACGGCATTATAATTGAAGGTAATGTTGAAACTAATATTAATGCTATTATTGATAATTTGGGAGATTTATATTCTACTATTGTTGGAAACTCTGAAATAAATAATAGAAGATTTGTAATACAAAGATATAACTTAGCATTAGAAAAATTACAAGCAACGAGCTTTAAAGGTCAACATTTAATAGCTCATCGTGTTAAAGTAACTCAAAATGACCCAATATCCATCAATTCAATTATTACACTTCCAGAACCAACAGTGCGTTTTTCTCAAGTAAATTTACCTGGCAGTAATTTGTTAGTTAAAGCAAATTTAAACCTTCATTTTTTAAATTATTGGCAACTTCTTAAACAAAGAACTAGTCTAACCAGAATCACTATTGATGGTTTAGATAACGAAATAGAATATGACGATTCTAATTTTGTTGATAATATTAAACAATATTTATTAGATTTAAGTGAATATAACAAACCAGAAAACCTAACAAATCTTGATATTTATAAAATATTTTTAAGAACAATAATACCAAAAATAAGAGTTTTATTTTCACTTGTTAAAAAATATATAAAAGGTAGATTATCATTAGTTGATGTTGTAAATTATTTAGAACCATTTATGATTTATCCAATAGATTTAACATATATGCAATTTAAAGAAATAAATAATTTTATTTACGAGAAAATAAAAGAATACAATGTAAGATTTAAAGAATATAGTATGACATTTTCATCATTAAGATACATAAAATATCAAGGAAAAAAGTCTAATCAATCTGGGTCCTATATTTTTACTAATCCTTTATTTAATATTTTATATGATAACAGAAATTTACAGATCAAGTCATTACATGATGATATAAGTGGTATACTGGATATGTATGGTTATTCTGAAAAGTATATGACTATTAGTGGTTCAGAATTCTTAAAAAATATAAATGTAGCAGATTATGGTAATTTATATAATACAGCAGTTGCTTTTACTAATATTGAATTAATGTTTCCAAAAAGTTTAACTGAAGTATTTAATAATGACAAAGACCGTATGAAGGCAATTATTGAGAAGGACAAACAACAAGATAAATGTTCATCGTATATTATTTCAAAAAAATATTATTCACTTGAGTCTTTATTAGATGATAATGAAAAATCAATATATTATGATAAAGAATTTGATACAACTAATTATGATTTAATTGAAGATAAATATAAAAAAGAACGTGATAGTTTGTCTACAGAGGATTTTATTTTATTTTTAACTGATAAATTAAAAGAAAAGGATAAAATGGATACAGAATCTGCCGAATACATGGCAACTACCCTTGTTAATCAAGCAAAAAAAGTTAGAGAAGGAGACTATGCGTTATTAATAATGCATCAAGTTTCAGAAGATAATGAAAAAGTTGCAGATGAAATGCAATATTATGTTAGACATAATGATATTTGGGTATTAGATAAAGAAATTGACTCACGTGCATTTATCAAAGATGATGATGTGTTGTGTAATATTGATTATAGTTGTTTGTATAATTCATCTGAAAAAGGAGAGGATAAATGTGAGTCATATGAGGTATCAAAAGATTCAATTATTCAACAAACATTAAAAGAAATAATTGAGCAATTTGATAAAAATTATGATATATCAAAAGCTGAATTAAATACGGTTATTATGTCAAAACTAGATTATTTTAAACAATTATTTAATAGACTTCAACAAATTAAGAAAACAAGTTCACTAAAGTACAATAATTATCAATATGAATTAGGTTTAACTATTGAAGATGAATTAAAAAGTAAAAAAGTATCACCATACACAAAATTGCGTGATTTAATTATGGGACAAAATGATTTTATAAAACGTCAAAGTGATATAATAACATTTGTTACATTATATTGTTATGATGGAAATCCATCAAACCCAAATATAAATGATGGTGAAATGGAAGATGAATGGTGGTTATATTGTAAGGAAACTAACACCAAATTATTACCAAGATTTCACTATATTTTAGCATCAACATTTATCAATAATAATAATAAGTATGACGATGTATTAAATGAGTTAAAAAGAACTATCGGAAAAATATCCGATGATGGTGATGCTTGGGTGGATAAACATAGTGGAGAAGTATTGTGTTTTATAGATTTTGATATCTCGGAGGGATATACTGATGGATTTATAGATAAAAGTAGGGATATAATTGAAAAAGATGTAGGCGAAGTTATGTTAGAAAAACAGAAAGAAAAACGTGAGAAACGATTGAGTCCAGAAGGTGAAATTGTTTCAAATATTGTGTCAATATTATCTACAAATATGGGAGTCGATATAGAACAATCAAGAGAATTTATTATACGTATTGTTACGGAGTTAATGAGTGATACAAAAATTATTGAAAAAGAGCCTGCTTACAGAAAAAGGGAAGAAGAAGCAGCAAAGAAAGGAAAAAAGTTACCATCATATGGAACAATTTACGGTTCTACAATTTTATATTTAACACTTGGTTCTTATTTAATAGGAATTCAAACAAGTATTCCTCCAATAAGAACACGTAAAACAGCTCCGGGGTGTGTCCGTTCATTTTCAGGATTTCCATTTGAAGGGGAAGGAGATGATAGTTCAATTAATTACGTTGCTTGCGTTGCATTAAAAAGTCGTGACCCAACAACAATACCTTGGAATGTATTACCAAAAAATGAAGAAAAAATAGCAACAACATTGAAATCATTTATTATAAGATATTTATTGCCTTATGGAGAGGTAGAACAAAAAATAAAAGAAAAAACAGAATATTTGTTAGTTAATCCCCAAGATTTTATACCAGAGGAACACGATTTATCAAACTGGTTAAATTTCTTACCTCCTTTAAAAAGATTCCATGTTAATCACTTAGAAAATGTGTCAGAAGGCTTTAAAGACGAATTACAAAATGAATTATATTCTGGTAATCATAGACAAATAGATAAATTGTTAGTTATAAATTCAAAAATAATAGCATTCTCGTTAGCTATTCAAGAATCAATCCAAAAGATAGTTGAGAAGAAAAATCTATTGTTAAAATCAGCTGGTCAATTTTTTATGGATAACGCATGTTGTAATGAATCAAATGTATCTTCAGTTACTACAATTCAATATTTTATAAATGATGATAAAAATATAGAGGTATATAACAATATAGTATTTAGTTTAAGTGCGTTACTTCATGATATTAAAATTTTAACAGAAAGCGCAATAATGCTTTCCGAATTAGATACGAAAAGAACGTTTCCAGTTATATCAAATGATTTCAGCGAAGAAACAATATATAAAGCTTTTATTGTTCTATGTAAATTTCAATCATCAATACCATTATCTGAAGAATTGGCATCAGTTTGTGTTGATAAACCAGATTATTTAAAGAAAATGGATACAATTCAAGAGAAAATATCAAAATTAAAAAGAGATGGCAGAAATTATACAAAGGAACAATTTCTGCGTTTGTTTCAAATTGTTAGTAGAAATAATGTAATTAAAATATCATTAGGAGACACAAATATGACGTGTGTAAGTAGTTTTAAGAGAGTATTATTGAAATTAGACGAAAACAATGATGAGAATGTACCAAAAGCTCTTACACAAAAACTAGAAAAGTTGGTAGAAACATATGATGTAATAGTTGAAGAAGACACTCGTGAAATGAGAAATGTAAAAGATTATCTTCAAATTTCAATTGATAAAATGAGAACAGAACTATTAGAATTTATAAGATTAAAAGCAAAGATAAATTCAGTAGAGTTAAGAAATATAACAAATTTTATAGTGGACATAAGTAAATGGAGATTTGATGAAAATCAAAGAAATGTTAATATCAAAATATCCGACGACGGTTTGTATAATTATATAAATTTTATGAAGAGTTATATAGAATTATTTGTAATAGTTTTTCCTTCAATGATAATTAATCAAAGAATACAAACAATAACCCCTCCAAAATATTGGGGGTTATCGTTAGATCATGAAAATGATATTGTAGATATGGTATCAGATTTTTACAAGCCTATTGAAAAATTTTATGGAGACATAATATTAAGAAATGTATTAAATGAAATAATGACAAAGAGTAGAGGAATTTATTTATTGTCTCAAACTACTCCAATACTAACAAATATTAAAATAAATGATAAAGAAGTATATAATGTATTTGATAAACGAACCGTAACTTTATTATATGAGTACTATTTCTTAAGTGTTTTAACAGATTACATGTATTTAACAAAAGACCCAAGTATGGTAACAAGGATGTTAGTAAATCCAGATAAAGGCGATTCTGATTTATTTTCAGCAGACTTTTTGATTGAACAACAATTAAGATTTACTGAGTCTGAGCAGGAATTTATTGAAGGTGATGTGATGAAATTAAATCAAGAAGTAGCAAAAATGTTAGTAGCATATTTGCAAATAATGATGAGGTCTAAAAAGACAATAAATATATCGTACGCAGATGTAGAAGATAATGTATTTAAGTTAAAAGAAGCAGAGAAATATGATTTTACTGATAAGCTAAAAGATATGTCAGATGAACAAAGAGCAGTAGATACAATATTAAAACATCATAAATTAGGTCCATTATATAGTTTAGGTATGTCAAAGGGTATAAAAGAATATGATCCAGAACATTTTGAGTATGATAAAAAAATAGCTGAGAATGTGGCAAAACTCCAAAGTAAATTAAGACAAAGGGGTCAAGATGATGAAATGGATTTAGATGATGCAATTGAAGAAATGGCAACAGATAGAGAAATAGAGTTAGATATAGCAATGGATATGAATCCGACAGATGATTATGATGATGGTGACCCCTGGGGCGATGAGGCAGAAAATTATGGAGAATATGATTAATTTCCACCTTTAACAAAGGTGGAGCCAAACATCTTTTGTACACTTGAATTATGCGATTGATATTATAATATTTTTAAATTATATAAAAACATAATTTATATAATCTAAATGGAGTGTGCTATATGCTATGAAAAGTTTTTTACACCTAAATCACAAGAAGAATTTGAAAAAATATATGAAGACATTGTCAAAAATAGTGAAGATGGAATATGTAAGTTTTTAAATTATTTGATAACCGATAAACATAATACAACTTATAAATGTCCTACATCTAATTGTGAATGTATTGTATGTTTAGACTGTTATAATAGTATTCAAATAAAAGACGAAATAAATGACGAATATGAAGAAGACAATGAATACAATGATATACCGTCAACATATAGTAAATTTAGATGTCCATATTGTAGAAATATTGACTGGAAAGATTATATGAATAGAGTATTTAATGAATTACAAATAAATGTTTTAGGTAAGGAGGAATTTCAAAAATTATTTTTTAAAAAATGTTTTCCAGAGTTTGATACTTAAACTTTATTTAAAATGTCAAAAGGTATAAATATATTATTAAAAATTTTATCTTTAGGAAAGGTTCGGAAAACGTAGTTTTCTGAAAAAAAAGTAATTGTAATATATATGTTAAGAACATTTACGAAAAATAATACAACCCTAGTGTCCATAGTTATATTTTTAGTAATTTTTGGAATAGTTCAGTTAATGAAACCAAATTTTTTATATAATAATGACGGTTCATTAAGAGAATTTGGTGTTGGATATAAAAATAAGACAATATTACCCTTATGGTTATTTTCAATAGTTTTAGGGATATTAATATATGTGTTAGTATTATATTATTTGGCATATCCAAAAATAATTTAATTGTTTTTATATTTACTGTGGTTCATATTAAATATAAAACTAAATGGGTTGTCTAAAATAAATAAATATTATAAAAATGAACTTAAAGAAACATGCTCAAAAACATTCTAAATTTTTAATACATTATAATGATTAACTGTGTCTTGATCCGTTTCTTTTCTATTAGATGTTGAATATACTAATTGTAGTGGAATATTTGAAATTGGCGTAAATTGACCGTTTAAATTAGTTATGGCATTACGAGCTGATTCACTATCTTTATATCTAACAAATCCACAACATTTTGTTGTAAGTCTTCCATTTATGGTAGTAGTTAAGACTCTACATCTTTCTAACTGACCATATTTTTTAAATAAATCAAACAAATCAACATCACGAATTGTTTCTTTAAGAGAACCAACAAATAACTCATTCTTTAAATCATTTGTTTCATTTTTACTAGTAAAACTATTTTTATTTAATTTAACATGTACAACTTCTTGTTCACCGTCATTACTATCCATCATTTCCTTGTATAAAGTAATTTTATGCATAATTTTTTCTATTGTTACATTATTTTGTTTTTCGTATTCATTATATTCATCGTTCAATTTTTGTATTGCTTCTGTTAATTTTTGTTTCTTAGTTTCCGATTCTAAAAGCAATTCTTTAATCTGATTTTTCTTTTTTACAATCATACTTTTTATAATTTCAGTTTCATTTTTTTCATCTAAATACTTTGTATTATCAACTGATTTATTTTCATTTATTCTACTTTTCAAAAACTCATTTTCTTTTTGGACATTTTTCCATGCTCCCCAGCCATTACGATTTGTATTTGTAAGAGATTTTGACATTTATTATGTTATTTAAATTTATGTTTAAGTTTATTTGTAATATATTTATGGGTTGGTTATCATGTCACATAAGTTGTTGAATTATTTAATTGTTGTTGTTCGTTTGCCGTCTCTTGCTGTTGTATATATTCATCGTGTTCCGATTTTATTTGAGATATACTTTTTACACAACCTCTTGTTGCCAAATTATAATAAACTATTGATGATATTAATATTGCTGTATATACATACCAAAAAGCTTCACCTATATTATCCTTTAATACAACTAAATTCAATAGTTGTTGTTGAATTTCTTGATTTTCAAATGACCCTGGTGTCATTAATGGTTTTAATGTTTCCCATATGTTTAAAAAATTATCCGGATTTATTTGATTAATTAAAATAGATTTATTACCGCATATTTTAACAATTGCTTCAGCTGCTTTTGTTAGTTCATTCTTTTTATCTTGATTTTGTGTATTTTCAATCATTTCATTTAAATCTGTTCCTATTAAGATTGAACCAAAAATATCATTGGCTCCTCCAGCAACAACATAATATCCTATTACATCAGCAAAAGCACCTTTAAAACCCGGAAATATTATTAATATCGATAACATAACTCCAAAAATTAGTATCCATGGTATAAACGTAAATAATGCTGCAGCACCAATATTTTTATCCAAAGAACCGCCACATTTTGCCATTAAATATCCAATATTTAAGAATAATTGACTAACAACAATGGCTCCCAAATAAAATGCTAAACTTTTTGTTGTTTTAGTATAAAAATCAGTACTTACTCCTTCTTTAGTTAAATCTGATAACATTAATTGAGGTTTTCCTATGCTAGGAAACGCAAAATACATAATTGTAATTATAATAAAAAATAACAGAGATTGAAAAGATATATCCATATAGTTAATTAGTATAATTTTTTTTTGTTTTTTAAAGGTATTTTTTAAGTTTGACTATAATAATGAATTCCTTTGGATATGAATATTCAAAACCCATGTTAACAGAACCAGGTGTTAAATATTTTATTGGGGAAACTCTTAAACAGTGCCATAATTTCAAGGAACAATACCAAAATATGATATTTAATATTGGATTGTTAGTTTTATTTTTTTTAATTTTAGGAATATTACTACTTTATAAATATAAAGGTAAACTAACACCAGAAGAAATTGAACAAAAAGAATCTATTAAAAAACAATATATTTTATCTAAAATTAGAAATTTTCAAGATGCTAAATTAAGAGCTCAGCAAGAATTAATTACTGGATTACCTCATTGGGATAATGAGTTTGATGCAATTAGGGAATAATACACGACATTTTTAGCGAAGCAAACAGAAAATAGAATAAATATATAAGTATATTTTATAATGACTGAAAACACTTCTTCAATTACGCCTATTGAAGCGATTAATGAATTTTACAGATTAAAAAATAAATATGAAAGTGAATATCATGAAAAATATGTTAAACCAATTATTAAAAGCCAAAAGTCTAAAAGAGAAAAAAGAGTTGAATATTCTAAGCTTCCAAAACATGAATGTATAAATTGTAAAAGAAATGTAGGAACATTATTCCAAATCAAATTTGATGATACAAACCACCTAAGAAAATTTACTGCTAAATGCGGCGATATACAAAATCCATGTCCGCTTGATATTCTGATAGAGTATAATTATAGAGAAAAACTTAAACAATATATTAAAGAAGAATTAACTTTAATTGAAGCTATTAAATTAAATATTATAAAAGAAAAAAATAATGCATTATTTTTCAACAAAAATGTTGTAGATATATTTAATCAATTAACGCAAGAACTTAAGGTAGAAACTGAAACTGCTGGAGTTGGCATTGAGACTAATATACTTAGAAATGATTCTCCAGAAAAAGCATTGTTATTAAAACAAACTATTGATGAATTTGGAAAAGGATTTATACTTCCATTTAAACAACTAGTTAAAGATTTTGATGATACTAACAACGAATTAATAATGAATCAAGCTATTAAATTTTATATAGAAGAAATGATGCCAAAACTTAAAGAAATATTATCATTAAAATATGATGTTAGTATGGTTGAGTACGATGATACTAATAATAATTATAGATTAATTCAAATGCAAAATTCATTAGAAAGTAATGAGTTTTATTATAAACAATTTGATAAAGTTGTTAAATTTGTTAGAGGAGTTAAAAAAGAAAAAAACAAAACAAGAAAGGATAACAGTGAATTTAAATCTAAAAGTAAAACTAAAAAAATAAAACCTACTTTTGAACTTGTATTAGAAGATGATGAGGAAGAGATTATTGAATCAAAGGAAAAAACGGATGAATCACCGGAAAAAACGGATGAATCACAGGAACAAATGGATGAATCACAGGAACAAATGGATGAATCACAGGAACAAAATATCAACTGGGGAACAAGTGAATAGATTATTAATAACATAACTAAACAAAATACTCTTATATTAAATCAATAATGTTTAACATTATAATAATCTCAAAGATATATTAGCAAAATATTAGTAAATAGTTATTGAAAGAGGATAATATAAATAAAATATTTATAATTTATATATGCTAAGTAATTATATATCATTGTCAGTATTTTTAACAAGTTTTGCTATTGGATTATTTTGTGTTTATATTATTGGACCAGAATCAAAAAATATTTATATTTATCCTAGTCCTGAGAATTACATGAAAACACAATATAAAGATAGTTCAAATCAATGTTTTCAATTTAAACCAGTTGAAACAAAATGTCCTATTAATCCTTTATCAATTAAAACAGTACCAATTCAAAAATAATGAATAGTTATTAATTTTATACTAACATAATATAAATGTATCTAGACAAATTTGTTCATAGTCAAACAGGTAAAATAATGATGTCCATAATATTAGGAATAGGTTTAGCAACCTTTTTTAGAGAAGTCTGTAAAGGAAGACATTGTAGAGTAATATCATCGCCCCCAATGGAAGAAATAGAAGACAAAACATACAAATTTAATAATAAATGTTATACATTTGAAAAAAATGTAGTTGATTGTAAAATAAATAGAAATACAGTTAAAATTGCGTAAATATTATATTTGACGAATCTTTAGATAATATAATATGTCTGAAATAAATACAACAAGTATAAATGATTTACCAACAGATGCTTCAGCTGGAGGTTCACTCGGAGGTAATGTTAGTTTAGTTATTAATGAGCCAGGACAAAATACTGTAAATTCTCCACCATCTTTAACCCTTGACCAAATTACTATAAGCCAAATTGTAAATGGTTTACAACAAGCTAGTTTAGCTGGAGCAACTCAATTACCAAGTAGAGATATTCCATTACATACTGAACAACTAACAAATGATAGTCAAATACAACCTAATTATATTCCTGAACCATCTCACCAGCAGAGAGATTATATAAATGACATGAATTCTGATAACTATGGCAATTATAGATCTGAAAAAAATCAAAATTCGTTAGACTCGCTTTATGATGAATTACAAGCCCCGTTATTGTTAGCAGTTTTGTATTTTTTATTCCAATTACCATTTTTTAAGAAAACAATTTTTAAATACTTACCATTCTTTTGTAATTCAGATGGTAACTATAATTTAAATGGATTAATTTTTACTTGTGCTTTATTTGGATTTATTTATTATTCATTATCAAAAACTGTAAAAAATTTTAGTAAATTTTAAAAATATATAGGTAATATATGTTAAATACGTTAATAAATGAAATTACACAACAACAAGCAGATTTAATAAAATCTTTTGCTATTTTTTATTTGTTGTTAGTTGGAAACTATGTTGGAACTAGCATTTTTACCTGTTTTCAGATTAGTTATATACATAAAAATAAATGGATACAACTACTAATTTCATTCTTGTTATTTTATTTTTTAGTGACTATTGTTTCTGATACTGGTAAGTTAGAATTTACACCTCCAATTGAAAAATTGCTATATTCTATATTCTATTTTATGGCATTTTTAGTTGTTATGCGTTTAGATATGAGAATTTCTGCTTTAGTTTTATTGTTAATTTTTATCATTTATTTTTTTGAATTAAATAAAAATTTTTATTTAGATAAAGGTATTGATATTACTAACCCAGTTGACCAAGATATATACAATGATAATAAATACTGGATAACTTTTAATTGGCCATTTAAAATAAGATTATTCAAAGTTCATAAAACAGATTTCAAATTTATTAATAAAGTTGAAACTATAATTTATTATGCTATATTATTTTTATTGGTTATTGGATTTATTGCTTATGGGGGAGAAATTCATGATACAGTAAAGAATGCAAAGAATTTAAGTTGGGTTGATATAGTAATTGACACAAATATTTGTAGACTGAAAGATAGAAAAAGTTTTTTACATTATTTAAAAGTTGGTTTGGGGTTGAAAATTTAAAAACAACTTTTAAACAGATTCAAGTTTGTAAATAAACAATATAATTAATTAATTTAAACATATTGTTTACTAATTATAGAAGAACTGAAAAAATGATTGGAGTAGGCAATCTAGACTTACAATTAAAAATGATGTCAGGAAGTGTATTTAATATGATTTTATTTGATAAGTTAAAAACAGGTGACCCTATTTTAGACGCAATATTAACGACATTAATTCTTTCATGTATCACATTTTTATTTCAATATTTAAATAATTATTTACTTGATTTTATGGATTTTTTAAAAAGCATTAGTTTAGAGTATGATAATTGGTTTCAAAAAAAATATATTGTTGAGTATGATGGAAAAATAGCTTTGACAACAAATTTTTACGACAGTAGACTTCACCAAACAAGTTCATTCAGTGATAGATTTAAAGCATTATGGATATATATTATTGAAAATGTAGAAGACAATAAAACCGTTAATCGTATTAAAGAATATTCTTTTGAAAATCCATCAAACTATCAGACAAATATTGATAATATTGATAATAGGGATTTAGGAATTTATATGGTTACTCAACAGGACAAGTTTGTTATATCAGAAAAACTTGGAATTTATGCATATACATCAATTAATAGTGAAAGTCAAGAACCAGAAAATAAAAAACATGATAGTAAGGATTCAAAACCATCAAGTAAAATTGAGAAAATTACTATTCAACTTTTTTCTTATAAAAGTGATGTTAATACTATAAAAAATTTTGTGGAATATTTAACTGCAAAATATTTATCATCAATAGAAGAACTTAGAGATAATAAAAAATTTATTTATACACTAACAAAGGCAAAATACGAAAATAATAGATGTGATATGTGGGATGAAGTTCAATTTTTAAGTACAAGAACATTTTCAAATATTTTTTTTAAAGGAAAAAATGAAATTGTGAAGAAGTTGGATTTCTTTTTGAAAAATAAAGAATGGTATTATAATAAGGGAATTCCATATTCATTAGGTATTGGTATGTACGGACCTCCAGGAACAGGAAAAACATCATTAATTAAAGCAATTGGTAATTATACTAATCGTCATATAATAGTTATATCATTAAAAATTATAAAAACAAAAAAACAATTAGATAGTATATTTTTCGAAGAACGCTATAATACTGATAATAAAAAAGGAAGTATAGGATTTGATAAAAAAATCATTGTATTTGAAGACATTGATTGTATTGGAGATATAGTTATGGATAGAGAAAAGAAGAAGAACCAATCTATGACTGGATTAGGTAAAAAACTGAATTTAGATGAATTATCAACCAGTTCTAAAATCAATATTGGTGATTTATTGGAAACAATTGTAGCAACTGAGAAAGCAACTGAAAAAATGTGTGAATATCCAAAAGTTCCAGTAGATGAAGAACCTATTACATTAGATGATATTTTGAATCTATGGGATGGAATTCGTGAAACACCTGGTAGAATTATGGCAATATCTTCAAATCATTATTATGATTTAGACCCAGCATTAATTAGACCAGGAAGAATAGATATTACTTTGGAATTATCCTATGCTTCGCATCAAATTATAAAAGATATATATACCCATTTATTTGAAGAAGAATTAGATGAGGACAGAGTAAATAAAATAAATGATAATTTTTATTCTCCTGCGGAAATAATTAACATTTATATGAATTCAGATAATAATAAAGACAAGTTTATTGAAATATTAATGAGAAATGAACATATTTAAAAGAATATTCCTCTTCTCTTTCTTGTTCTTCTCTTTTTGGTTTTCTTGGTTCTTGTTTTCTTAGATTTTATATTTGATTCTTCTTCTTTTTTTTCAGTTGGTCTGTAACGCAAAAACCACTCTTCGTATTCTTCACTATGTTTCTTATCTTTGAGTTCATTAAATTTTTCAGCCTTTTCTGCTCTCATTTCTTCAACAGTTTCTTGGTGACCCATACAATTAATGCTAAACCGTTTTAATAAACCTTTTTGAGTCAATCTATTTTTTTCTTGAACATCAAATAAATATTTAGCCATACATAGTATACGGTCTTTGTCGTAATACGGACGATTAGCGTATAAAAATGCTAACCAAAAACTAAGCATGGTGTCAATTGTAGCTATTTTAACATCGTAACCGCTATCTTTTACGACGTTATAACTATGACATGCCAAAGGCTCATAAATAAATACAATAGTATCTCTGCCAACTTTAATTTCATAATTTGGAGAAATTATTTCACCAACTCCCGGTCGTTTTATAATTTTAACATCTTTAACATTAATATCAGCTAATCTTTCTTTTATAATTTGTGCTGTGAGCATAGGTTCTTCTGAAAGTACGTCAAAATCAGGGATTTTTTCTAATTTACGTCTCAAATTTTTAGGCATATATTGAGAATACATTGATAGAGCATAACCTCCAAAAAATACAACACCTTGATCCATAAGTGTTCGTTGAACATTTTCATATATATTATTAGCGTACTCAGAATCATCCATTTGTCGTTGAAATTGTACAGTGGAACATTGTTTTGCTGATAAGGGGTAGTGTTTGTTTAATAATGTTAATCTTTTTAAAACCTTTTCCCAACGACTGGTATCTCCAGCTGGACGTGATAATTCTAAAAACATATTCATACGTAATAAATTTGGCGGTGAATATAAAATTCCGGCTACCTTGACAGACTCTTTTTTAATAGCATTAAATAAATCTTTAGGTATATATGTTATATCAGCAACAGGAATAAAATTTACAAAAACTTTATAAGTTCCATGGTGTTGTCCTGATTTCCCTTCAACTTCTTGAAATCCGTTAGAAACATACAAATCAACTAATTCCTTAGCATCATTTAATGCGGTTGAACTATAAAAATCATAATCAGGTATTTCAATATCTTTATTATAAAACTGGTCTTGTTTTGGCAGGATATTATTAATAGCGGTTCCTCCATAACAAATTAATTGTTTTTTTCTTAAAAAGTTTTCAACAATTCCTATAATGCGTTTAATTTCAGGTGAATTAGCGGTTTTTCTTCCTTGATTTTCCTCAGCTTTATCAACTGCAGCTCTTAATATAGCTAATTCACAATCATTAAATGTCATCTTTTTGTCACATATGTCTTTCATAATATAATTACATAAAAAATATAATATGAAACCGATTAAATCACTCATTTAAATATTAAATTTATAGAATTCAGATTGGACAGTTCTTGGTGCATAAGCTAAATCAGGATTTTGCGGAGGAGGTAATGGAATAGTAATAGGAATATAACGCAAATTTTCTGGTTTCAAAACAAAAGCATATCCATTTTCATTAAAGAAAATATCATTTTCCTCAATATTAGTATCTATTTTTTGATATCTCATTCCTAAAAGCTGACATCCCATTTCTCTCATAACTATTGAACTAGGATTTTCTGGATTAGAACCTTTATCTGGCATACCGATTGTCATATTTTGTTTATTAAAATCAATAAGTTCATTCATGTCTGGTGTATATTTAATATCATAATAATGCAACGACCTCATAAAAACAGAATTACTTGTCATATTAATAAATTTATAAAACTCAGGACATTCCAAAAATGCTATATTACTTCTATCAACAATAAGAACAACTTTACCCATTAATTTTCTTAATTCAACATCACCAAAATTTTTTCCATAATATTCAGAGTCATAATCTTTACTTAACAAAATAGAATCATAGTTTTCCAAAATTTTAGCAAAATTTTTATACATAGTTTGATTTGTGCTTTTTATACGAAGATGAATTATGATTGGGTCTAATGAATTTGGAGCAGTAGAAGTAGAAAAAGCATAATCTCGTATAACATTCATAATATCAATAAAATTTATATAATTAAATGTTTCTTTAACATAATAACTATCGCTAGTAGAAGTAGCAACCACTGGTTTATCGTCGATAGAAAAGATTTCAAAATCAAGGCCTCTTACTCCTTGTTTTAATAAATCTTTCATAGAACATATATCAACATAATCATTTTTATAATTCCCGCCACTACAACAATTATAAGCTGTTTTTATATAATAATCTTTAAAAGTATAATTAAATTGGTCACTGTTATCAATAGATTTAATTTTACCATTTAAATCTCCATATATATAATCCATATTTTTACAATTTTGGCTTCTTTTACCGCTATAATAAAAGTAAGCTAAAAATGCTATTAAAATAATAATAAGTGTAACAACAGTAAATAATAATACAGCAGTTGAATCTTTTAATTGAGAAACAGTTTTGATAATATCATTTGCTACATTTGGTATTTTTTCAGAAGAATCCATATTATATTATAGAAATAAAAATAATAAATTATTAGTAAATATGGCATTATTTATTACTCCTCAAAAATAAAAGTGGGGGAGTAAAAACTACTTAGACCTTTATGGACTGGTAATTGTGAGTGTATCCATAGACGAAGAATTGATCATCGTAAACTTATAGGTAATACATTACTATGTATTGAAACTGATGAAAATCAACATAAAGGATATGTTAAAGATGATGAAGATATTCGTTATGACGATTTGTATATGTTACACGGAGGAAAATTTATATTTATTCGTTTCAATCCAGATACATTTAAGAATAAAGAAGGAAAAAACTTAAATCCAATGTTATATACTAGATTACCAGTATTAAAAAAAGAGATTGAAAAACAAATAAGCAGAATTGAAAATGAAGAAAATAAAGAATTATTAGAAATTATAAAATTATATTATGACGAATAAAGAATTAAATATATTATTATATATTATAAAATATGGCCGGCGGCTTGATGCAATTAGTTAGTCAGGGGCAACAGAACATTGTTCTCAATGGCAATCCCACAAAATCTTTTTTTAAATCTACTTATCATCAATATACTAACTTTGGATTACAAAAATTCAGAGTCGATTATGAGGGAAGCAAGACGTTACGATTATCAGAAGAATCTACATTTACTTTTAAAATTCCTAGATATGCAGATCTTTTAATGGATTGTTATTTATCTGTAGCATTACCGAATATTTGGAGTCCTATTCTTCCACCTCAACAAATTACAGAACAAACTACTTCTCAAGGTCTGGGAAATATTGAACAATGGGCTCCTTATGAATTTAAGTGGATAGAAAATATTGGTGCCAAAATGATTGCCAAAATTAGTATTACATGTGGTAATTATACGTTACAAGAATATTCTGGTGATTATTTATTAGCATCGGTTCAACGTGATTATAATGCTATTAAACGTGACTTATTTAATAAAATGATTGGTCAAGTTCCTGAATTAGTTGACCCGGCAAATGCTAATTCTCGTGTTAATTCGTATCCAAATGCTTATTATACAGGAGATTTAGCAGGACCAGAACCATCCATAAGAGGAAGAATTTTATATATACCGTTAAACAGTTGGTTCGGATTAAAATCACAAATGGCATTTCCACTAACATCATTACAGTATAATGAATTACATATAAATGTAACATTTAGACCACTAAATCAATTGTTTGTAATACGCGATGTCTTTGATGCTACTAATAATTATCCATATATTTCTCCTAACTTTAATTTATGGTATATGCAATTTTTTCGTTTTTTACAGCCTCCGCCAGATGTATGTATTGATATTGATTCATATTCTGACCAAAGAACATTATGGAACGCAGATATTCATTTGAATTGTACATATTGTTTTTTATCAAATGAAGAAGAACGTTTATTTGCATTACAGGAACAAAAGTATTTAATTAAACAAGTACATGAGAGAATATTTCCGAATGTAACTGGACCCAATAAAGTTGAATTAGATTCATTAGGAATGATTTCAAATTGGTTATTCTATTTTCAACGTAGTGATGCTAATTTACGTAATGAATGGTCCAATTATACCAATTGGCCATATAATTATTTACCATTGAATGTAATACAAGCACCAACATCAGGGCCATATACAGTTTATAGAACTATTAATAATGTATTAACTCCAGTAGATATAGGACCAGGAGTAAATCCAGATGGTACACTAACAGGTCTTGTTATTAATCAAACGTACAATCCTCAAAACGAAAAAATGATTCTTGTTGCCATGGGAATTTTATTAGATGGTTCTTATAGAGAAAATATACAGCCAGCAGGTGTATTTGATTTTATTGAGAAATATACAAGAACAACTGGAAGTGCTCCTCCTGGTTTGTATTGTTATAATTTTAGTATTCATTCAAATAATTCAGATTTACAACCATCTGGAGCAATAAATATGAGTAGATTTAATCAAATTGAATTGGAGTTTACTACAATAATTCCTCCATTAGACCCATTAGCTCAAAGTTTGACAATTTGTGATCCAGAAACAGGTTCAATAATAGGTGTAAATAAACCTACCTGGAGAATTTATGATTATAATTTTGATTTACATTTGTTTGAAGAAAGAATAAATGTTGTGAACTTTATTGGTGGAAATGTAGGTTTAATGTATGCTACTTAATTATACTATTTCTTTAAATTAAAAAATATATTATTTAATTTTTAATTTAAAGACGGATCCATATTTTGTAAAGAAGCATTTGATGCTGGAGGAGTTGTCTCAAAAAATTGTCCCGTTAATGACACTGTCATTGGATATCTTGCTTCGTAATATGGCAATTTACTCTTTGAAGCCAATGGAATCGCATTTGAAATACCTTCAGCATATTCATCTGCTGATTCACGAGTCTTATTATATAATTGTAAACCCTTATTAAAAGAGTCTGTCCACATATCTAAACCTTGGTATGGCACTGTTAGTTGAGCGTCTTTTGAACCTGGATATATTTGAGCAAAATCAGCATTATGTTTATCATATCCTGTTGTTAATGGACTATATTGTAAACCTAAATTTTGACCTAATTTACCAGCATTATCATATGGCATTACTTCCTCTGTTGTACATGCGCTTTGTGGGTTTTTTAGCTTTGACAAATCAGGATTACAACCATAACAATCTATATCTGATGTACATTGTTCTCTTGTTAGTAAACATTGAGATTTTGGACCACAAAAGTTTTTACAACTTACTGGATCATTTATCGGTAAATTTACTGTATGACTATATAATGGAGAATTTATATCATTATAGTTTATTACTGCATCTCTCGGATAAGGAATTATCTTTTGTGAATATTTTTCAAAATCAGTTAATCCTTCTTTTACACTACAAAAATTATTCAATACATTTGTTCCATATTTTATCACTATCCAAAATAAAAACAAACTAACAAGTGTGTAAAAAATTGTATATTTATAATCTAATTTCATATATATAAATATACATATTTTATTTTATTCGTGATTCAATTGAGAAAATATATTTTCTATTGAGTTCAATTTATTTATTGTTTCATTATGCCGCACTGTTTGTTTATATAAATCAATTTTTAAACTGCTACAAAACTTGTTCTATCATGCATATCCTCAATACATTTAGCACCAATATATGTACATGTGCTTCTTAAACCTCCCAAAAAATCTTGGACTGTATGTTCTAGGGGACCCTTATAAGGAACTTTAACAACAGATCCTTCAGATGACCTATAGGTTTCCATTTTTCCAAAATATTTTTCCATAGCATGCTTAGAACTCATACCATAAAATATCTTAAATTGTTGACCATTTTCTTCACATACCAGTCCTGGATTTTCATCATGTCCTGCAAATATACCTCCAGCCATTACAAAATCTGCTCCTACACCAAATGCCTTTGACATGTCTCCAGGATATTTAATGCCTCCATCTGAAACTATATATGATTTATAACCAGTAATTCGCAAAGCTCTACACATTTCAGCACATTCTTTTACAGCTTGTAATTGAGGACGTCCAACGCCTGTTTGTCTTCTTGTTAGACAAGCACTTCCAGAACCAATACCTACTTTAACAACATCTACACCACCTTGTGTAACTAATTTATTTACCATTTCAGATGTTACAACATTTCCAGCCACAATTATTTTATCAGGATATAATTGTCTAATTCTTTTACAAAAGTCAACAAAACAATCCATATAACCATTTGCTACATCAATACATATCCATTTACAATTTGTATATAAAACTATTTCCTTTAAATTTTTAAAATTTTCCTCTGTAATTCCAGTAGTTACCATAAAATATTCAGGGTCTAAATTAATTCCTGATTTTACAGCATTTATGTAATCTTGTACGGTATAAAATTTGTTTAGCGCAGTTAACATTTTATATTTTTTTAAGCAATCGTAGACTTTAAATGTTCCAGTTGTATCCATATTAGAAGCTATAATAGGAATACCAGACCATTTTTTGTGTATTTTTTTATCTTCATAAGCTTCATCATCACTACTATTCTCTTCATTAACTATGTTCACAAATTCAATTGTTCTCTCTAGGTTAACCTGTTTTCGTGAAGATAATGAAGATGGTTTTGGTAAGATAAGAACGTCATTAAAATCAAGCTCTTTTACAATTAAGTCTTCCATAGTGCAGCTATAATATTAACATATTAAATGTTTATATTATTTATTTTAATTAACTTATTATATTAAAATAATATAAGATAAATTACAATAATTTAATATATATTTATTATAACTAATGTCTACAACAGAAGATACAAGTGTAATTGATGAAAAAAAATTAGAAGAAACAAAAACTTCTCCTGATTTTAAGAGTTTTACATATAACTATACTTATGTTCTTATATTTATCATTGGGATAGGAATTTTTTTTATTGGAACATTGGGATTATACACAACTAAAGTTGCTCAAGCAAATATTTTACCAGATGATATAGAATTAGCACCATATACTGTTATTGATAGAATTGTTGAGACCATACCTATTGATATAAATATCATGAAACCATCTTTTTTTGCCGATAGCAAAGAATGTCTTTCACAGAAAGCTGTTTTTAACTCTAAAGAATATTTAGACAGTTTTAATAATAGGTTTTTCTGTTCTTTTAAAAAATCTGCTGACCCTAATGCTGGAATATTTGCAAATATTGCTCTGTATTTTTCTAATGTATATGATAATATAATTGCTAAAAATTTTCTAGCTATTAATACTATTTTCTTATATTTAAGTTATCTTCCTGAATCACTTATAATGTTATTGTATGGCATTTTTGGTATATTTTTATGGATAGGATTATATTTTTTTAATCTATGTATAAGTATCTTTTATCATTTTTTGAATATACCACAATTGTTTAGAACTACATCTGAGCAAAATGATAAACAATGGGAATCAACAGAAAATATTAGTTTATTGCGTTTTATGAAATTGATTTTATTTTTCTTTGTTTGGAGTTGGATTGGATTATTATCAACATTTATAATGCCAGTATTTTTCACATTATATGGATTATTTGCACCATTGTTTGCTAATTATAAAATAAAGGGCACCGAAGATTATTATAACTGTGGTAGTTTTTTATGGAGCACTCTTTATTATAAAAAATTCTTTTTCTTTATTCTTGCTACCATAAGTTTATTTAACACTGGCATAAAATATTTAGGAACCAATTCTATTGTTGCTATATTAGTTGCAGTAATTTTTGCATATTTTATGGGCTTATACGCAAACCCTATGCCAGAAGTAGGTGATTCTGGATTTATGCTTGGAATTAAAAAAACTGTAAAACAAGCTGAACTAGTTTCTAACACTAATATTTTAGTTGACTTATGTCAACAAATACCAATTGATGATACAAAAATGGAAGAAATAATAAAAAAAGGCAAATTTAGAGAACTAACAAAACCCAAAACTTCTGGTGGTGAAAACCGGGTTACAAAAAATATTCAAAACACTGAAGTTAATAAAGAGACTAAACAAAAATTACTAGATGAAGCAATTCAAATTAAAGATAGTTTTGAAAAATTACCAGATGATATTAAAAATACTGAAGATGGGAAAAAATTACAACAAAAAATAAAAAATGTAGATAATGAGATAGAATCAATGAGAGGTGGTAAAAGAATAAATAAAAATAGTGTAAATCCAAATAAAAAATATAATATTAGATGGACTTAAATAAAACTTAAAATATATAACAATTTAAATATAAACATTTATATTTAAATATG